ATCGTCATTATCAGGCATTAAAACCACTTTCTTGCCACGTAGAGGCTCTAATGTTGTCTTACTGATACTGTTAGCACCACCTGTCCATGTTGTCGCGTTATATTGCGGAATTAAATGTCCAGCAGCTTCAGCACATTTTTCGCCCTCAACGATTAAAACTGGTAATTCTGATTGTGTGATTTTATCTAGATTAAATAATGGTCTTGGATAATTGAAATGTCCACATCCCCATGCCGCAGAATCCTCACCGCGAGTAGCGTATGTCCACATCCTAATTTCTTTTTCACCATTTACCTCATATCGTGCTGATATTCCAAGTAAATCGCCATTCGTGTCGTTGTAATCCCACGTTTTAATAGGCTCATGCTTATCGTATTTCTCACCGTTTTTAATGCTGATAGCAAGTGATTTTGGTCGCGATCCTAATGGCGGTTTTTCTGTGATTCTGTCAGCCTTTTTTAATTCAGGCGCAATAGGTAGTGCAAGGTTAGGTTTCCATTCGTTTTTGACGTTTTCAGCACCTAGAAATTCAGCAGCAGGTACGAACTCTAAGCCTTCAACCTCTTGGATAAATCCGATAATATCGGCATGGAATCCACACGCAAAGCAATGAACAAAGCCTTTCTGTGGGCTTACTGTCATGCTTGCATTGCTGTCTGTATGCGCTACGCATTGACCTATAAATTCGTGTCCGCGCTTGGTTAATTTTGTGTAGTGTCCGACTACTTTTACAATATCTGTTTCTCTTTTTAGCTTTTCCGTATCAATCGCCATGTTAAATTCCAATAAATTTAGGGTAAAAAAAGCACAGGCATGGCGATATGCAAAACTTAATACGGAGTCACCACCCTGTGCATCCAGCAATTACTAAGCGATTGCTAGCCCGCGTAAACTACTATAATCTTATCGTAACATCTTCAACTGACCGAGCAACAAACGCCACTCCACCGCCAGCAGTGATTAAATCTAAAAAATCCTGTTGATGTGGCATTATCCGACCAGTGCGAGTTTTGCACTCAATGGCAAATAACTGTCCACCTTTAAGCATACCGAGAATATCCGACATACCACTTTGCGAGTTTGACGATATAAACCTATCGCCATTCTGAAACGTACCTGAATTAAAACGCGCCACCCATTGAACCTTTGGATGCTTCCGTAACAGCGTTAAAATCTGCTTTTGAATATCCTTTTCTAGCAAATCCTTACGTGGCATCTCAATTTTAACGCGCTTTCTAGGCGCATCTGGTATATCAATTACCTGTGGCACAGATGGCTTCCCTGTCATTGTGGCATAAAAATTATTCGCAGCCACGTTTTCTAGCAAAATATCGCGTAAGGATTTCCGACCAGTTAGTTTTTTCATTATAATACCAATCCCAAAAAGTATAACTTAATCGCCATTTAAGCCGTGAAAGTTTTGTTAGCCCATTCCCAAACTTCATTTTTTGTAATCTCCCCATTAGTTTTTTCATCAATTAAAGTACCACGCATAAAAGGAATACGACCGCGCGAATACCAACCATCAACTACTTGGCGGTCAACTTCCAGCTTTGTTGCTATCTTACTGGTACTACCGTAAATCTCCATTAAACGTTTTAATGGGCTTGTGTTATCTGCCATTTGAATCTCCTTTTTTTAAATCATGTGACATTATAATCACAACAATTATATTAAAGCAATAAAATATTTAATAATTATTTTGCAATATTATGTTGACAACGGCAAATCATTCAAGTAAAGTGCTTCCACCTACAACGATTACGGAGTTTTAAAATGAAAACAGGAATACATACAATATCAGAAGAAGCCTACCACGCTGACAATCTTGGTGACGAAATCACGCTATCAAATAGCATTGCCAAAATTATTATCAACCAGTCACCGCAACACGCATGGTACGCACATTCTAAATTAAACCCTAATTATAAGCCTATGGAATCAGATCGCTTTGATTTAGGCACAGCTTGTCATTCGTTATTGCTTGAGCAGTCAGATAGCAAAATCGTTTACATTGATGCAGATGATTTTCGTACTAACGCTGCAAAAGAACAACGCGATATGGCTAGAGCGAAAGGTTTAACGCCTATCCTACGCAAATACGAGTTTTCAATGCTTCAAATGGTATCGAAAGCGCATGAAAAAATTAAGAGTTCTGAACTTGCTGGCATATTCCAAAACGGCAAGCCTGAACAAACTTTGGTTTGGCAAGAAGGTGATAACTGGTGTCGCGCACGTTTGGACTGGTTACGCTCTGATAACAAGGTAATTTTGGACTACAAAACGACTGATAGTGCCGACCCTGAAACGTGTATTCGTAAAATTTCAGCGATGGGTTACGATATGCAAGCAAGTTTTTATAAACGTGGCTTGGTGGCTTGCGGTGGTAGTGAAGATGCAGTATTCGTGTTTTTATTCCAAGAAATTACTGCGCCTTATGCGTGTTGCTTGATTGCGTTATCGAATACGTTTATCGAAATCGCTGACCAAAAAGTGAATGATGCGATTGAGATTTGGCAAGACTGCATGAAAAATGGTAAATGGCCTAGTTATTCAGACCAAGTGCATTACGCAGAACCGCCAAACTGGATGCTACAACAATATATGGCTGATATGGAGGCTAAAGCAAATGAATAGTTATTGGAAGATTTGTACGCCATACGGAGAAGTTACTTTGTTTAATCCATCGACAGAGTTATTAATGGATTGGGTTGTTGTTATGGAATGTGAGTATTTATTTAAGACAGGGGTATTGAAAAATGACATTTCAATTTAAACCAGCAATACGTGAGAACGTAGGTCTTTTAATAGGTCTAGCAGGTGGTACAGGAAGCGGTAAGACGTTTTCAGCGATGCGCCTAGCTAGTGGTATTGCCAATGGTAAACCATTCGCTGTAATCGACACAGAAGCAGGTCGCGCAAAACATTATGCTGACCAGTTTAATTTCGATCATGGGGATTTACACCCACCGTTTCGCCCTGAAGCGTACATAGATGCAATCATGGCTGCTGACAAAGCAGGTTATCCAGTAATCGTAGTGGATAGTATGTCGCACGTTTGGTCTGGTGATGGTGGCGTACTCGATTGGCAAGAAGAAGAATTACAACGTATGTCAGGTGGTGATTGGCAAAAGGCAGAACGTGTAAAAATGGCAAGCTGGATTAAGCCAAAAGTATCACATAAAAAAATGGTACAGCGACTATTACAAGTTCGGGCGCACGTTATTTTATGTTTTCGTGCCGAAGAAAAGGTGGAAATGGTAAAAAAAGATGGTAAAACTCTTATTTTGCCAAAAGAAGGCCCTACTGGATTAAATGGCTGGCTACCAGTATGCGAAAAAACATTGCCATTTGAATTAACTGCATCGTTTTTATTGCTGGCAGATAAGCCTGGCGTTCCGCTACCAATTAAATTACAAGAACAGCATAAGGTTTTATTCCCACAAGGTAAATTTATTGATGAGGAAGCTGGTAAACGTATAGCGCAATGGGCTAGTGGTGGAGTTACTAAGACTAAAGACTTTACCGATGACCTAAATTCTGCAAATACGCTTGATGAACTCGGTGCTATCTGGGCGAAAATCCCGAATAAATCGGATTATCAACAGAAAAAAGACGAAATCAAGGCTAAATTAACTGAAATTATTGAGGCAGACCCACTATGACTTACAATGCAGGTTTTGAAGTAACAACCGTATCAATTAACAATAAACTGCTCGATGTGTATTACACATTGAATGGTTGGGATGCTGTAATTAACTCGGTTGAGGATATTACAGGAACTACTAATCTATTAGAGTTTTTGAATAAAGAAACGATTGCGATTTTACAGCATGAAGTGGATATTTTGCATTTGGAATTTAACCCTAGAGTTGACGAGGCGTAATCATGTTACCTAAAACAAAGATTAAGTTAATGAAAGAGGATAAGGCGATGCTAGTTTCAATCGCTTTGGCTGTAGTTATCGGCTTGATGGTATCACTTGTACCACTGCTTACAAATAACCAGCCTGAGAGCGTGTGTGTAACCGCTAAATTGAGCTTAACAAAGAATGAGTATATGACTATTTGTGGAGTGAAATCATGATTATGAAAGATTTTAAGAACATCGTAACCAGCCATGACAAGCCAACTGCTACTGAAATTATTTTAGAGAGCCTGATTGTGATAGGCGTGATTGCAAGTTGCATCGGCTTATATTTTTTGGCGGTCGCATGATTTACGCATTTTGGATTGTGTGCATGATTCTGCTTAGTGTAGCTGTACTGGCAATATTTGGTGACAGCATGATAGAGCCGATTAACCCTGATGAACATGAGGATGTGGAGAATAGAAATGGTTAGAGTTCAACAAAGGCAAAAACTTAAAACGCCTGCAGAAAAACAAATATTTCGCCAAAACGTGCTTGATTTTATCAGTGACAAGCCTTTAAAAACTACAGAAATATTTAATATGTTAAAAGGCGTGTCATCATATAGCAGCGTTATTGCAGATTTAACAGTCATGGTAGAACAAGGTTTTTTGTCGTCAAAACTTGCTGATGGTAAAAAATATTATACTAAACTGAAAGATATTTATGTTTTACCTGAAAAAAGAAAACCAGTAGCTAATAGATCGCAAACCGATTTTGTAAAATCTAAATATGGTGTGATTGTTAAAGAAAGACATATCCGCGTACCGCCATCAAAGACGAAATCTGTTGCGATTGGCAGTAGTTTTTATATGATTTGATTGGATTAGAGCTTAAAGGAGAGTGAGATGGATATTGTAGAAGAGCTTAGAAAATGTACGCATGGACAAAGTAAGTTAGATTACAGAGCGGCACGAGAGATTGAATCACTACGCCAACAAGCGGATACGAGGGACAGAACTATTAGCAACTACGAAAGCAAAGTTCCAAAGCTTGAAGAACAACTAGCCCTACGCGAACTTGAGATAGTTCGGTTACGTGAGGCTTTGAATAAGGTTGTTGATAACACTTACGCGGCAAGAGATATTTTAGATGCCCTATCCACCACATTCACACCAGACCATTTAAACGAGTGGCTGAAAGAGCAGTTAGAGTCGTTACTAGATTCTATGGTAGGGGTTAATTGTGAGTACCATAAAGAAATAGTACAAGACGCAGTTAAGGAGATTGTATGAAAATAGAAATTAAACATCGTTATGCAGAAAATGTGCTTTTTAGCTGTGATGCTGAAAACTTGAAAGAGGCTGTAATTAGCGCGGTTAGGTTAAAAACTAACTTGTACGGTGCTAACTTGTACGGTGCTAACTTAAGTGGTGCTAACTTGTACGGTGCTAACTTGAGCGGTGCTGACTTGTA